TTATAATTTATAAGCGTTGTTATGTATTAATGTGCTGTGGAACATGTTGAATGTTTCGTGTGTGGTTATGTTTGTAATTGTGTAAACTGCTAAATCAATATTAAAATATGGGTTTCCTATTTGGTAGTTTGATTCCGTTACCGTGTAGATATTTTGATTATACATTATTCTATCACCTTCTAAAATTGGTGTACTGAGTGTTATTAATTCCATAGTTATTTTGTTTTTAATTAGCGTTTGTTTCTTTTAAATAATTAATAAAAGCGCTGCATGTTACTAGCATGTATTTTGCTTCGGCTAATTTTATTTTATCAGTTGTGTCGCCGGGTTTTAGCCCATGTCTTATTGCTCCAGTGTTATTTGAATAGCCGTAAATTCTCAATATGGATTCTTTAATTTGCTTATCTAAGCCGTGATTGTGTTCTAAATTGTTTAAAGAGTTTCCAAAGCTGATATTAGGGTCTTTAAAGAAAACTTTAAAATACGATTCTATTGCTGAAATTGATTCTTTTATTGAATTGCTAAAGTCCGGTGCTTTCTTATCGGATAAAAGCTCTAATGCTTTATTAAGGTGGGAAGAAACTGTGTTGTATTCATCAGTATTAATTACTGCTTCTTCTATAGCTTCTATTTCTTGTTCGTTAGTTATAGGAGAAAATAATCCATTTATAAAACGGTATCCTGATAAATTGGATTCTAACGCGTCGTTTAATAGTTCTGTCGTGTATTTTCTGTGTTCTAAATTATCAAATTCATCTGGTATTTCAAAGTTTGCAAAAATGAATTCGATTATGTCGTATATATAGTACCATCTATCAAATTTTGAATAAAGATGACTATTTATATTTTGAATATTATGTTCAATATTAATAGATTGGTTGTCTATTTTATTTTTAAAATAATACAACCATAAAAGTGTAAAAAGTTTATAATGCTCTAATCTACATTCGTCTAAAAATTGATAGTTCTTTTTTGGTTCGTCTAGATACTGTAAGTATAAAACATTCCAAAGTTCATTTTTTAATTCCAAATCCACACTTTCTGTCTGTATTGTATTGCGTGGTTCTTTAAAACCCATTCTTTCTGAAAATTTCATAAGCTTTTTTTTTTATCTAGTTATTTATCGGTGTAAGTTCTTCTTTTAGTTTGTTGTCTACCAATCTTCTCTTTTGCTTGGAATATTTTCGTTTTGAATAAATTGCTGCAGTTGCTTATTTAAATTGTTGAAATATTCGGGCATATCGCTAATGAAATGCTGATATTTCGGGCGTAATTTTCCGTTATTTTTGTACATGTTAGCTGTAACGTACTCAAAATTAACATCATCCCAGCCGTGCGGTCCGTAACCGGTATATGGAATGTATTGTTGCAATTTTATTAATTCAAATTTATACCTTCCGTCTTTGAAAGATAGTTCTACTGTAAATTTTCCGTTGTTGCAAATGGTGCCTATGGTTTCCCAGCAAACAAGATGTTCTTTCGCTCCTTCAAAACGAATGTATTCGTTTTCTATTTTTGCCATTAAAACATCATTCGGCGAATTAAACGTGTACGAAATCCAGTTAAGGGCTTTTTGATACATTTCTTCTGCTGTTTTGTTTTCACAACTGGTAATTATTGTGTTCTGAAATTCTTTACCTGAAAATGCAATCTGCGCAAATGAAATATTTACGCCTGAAACCAATAATAAAAATAGTAGTGTTTGTTTCATAATGGTAACTTTTAAACTTCGTTATTCTCTAAAAAATCTTTCTTTGCTTCTAAAGTAATATTAATTATTTCGTTCAACAAAAAAATCTGTTCTTCGTAGCTGCTTATGTATTTTTCGTAGGTTACTTTTTTGGTTGGATCCTGTTCTATTTTATTTTCGAATTTTAAAATTTCTTCTTTAATTTTTTCAATTTCTTTTTTCGATTCTGCAATTTTTTTATCAAACCCCGTTTCGTAAACCGCTTCCGGTTCGTTTACGATGTTTTTATTTTGTGCATTTTCGTTAAGCAAGTTGTTTAATATTGTGCTTTTTGAATCTGGAATTTTGCCGCCTTTTTCGTAATTTATGATTGTATTTCTACTTACTCCAATCAAATTCCCAAGTTCTTCCTGTGTTAATTGTAGTTTTTTACGAATTTCTTTTACGTCTAAAGTGTTCATTTATAGCAATTTGTATTTTATTTCGTGTTAAATTGTAAAATATTGTGCATTTTTATTGTTTAATGTAAAATATTGTGCATATATTTGACATTATAAATTTTACTGCACAATTTTACAGTGTGAAAATACAAAATTTGTACCAAACTTTTACAAAATTGTGCATTTTATTAAACAAATTGTGTAATGAAGACTTATGTTTTAATACCTAAAAATGAAAGAATGCACAGCCAAATACGTGCTGTTTGGGTTGTGAATGAATTTAGGCATAAAGGATATAACACGCAAAAGCAGTTTTTAAATATTGTGCATTTGTGTTTGCCGGAATTAAACAACGAAAAAGATACCAAAAATTTAAGGCTGTTTTGGATGTTCCGCAGTTTGAAATTTTTAGACGAATTAGAAAACTTAATTAAAAAGCTATAGCCATGCAGCCAATTAACGTAATACCGGTAACAGAATTTACCGATTTTTTAAAAACCAACGGTTTGGTAATTGGCAAGGCAAGTGAGTTTGTGGGCAATATGGAGTTTGACCTGCAAGTAAAACGTGCCAATTTAAAAAAGTTAAAGGCAGCAACTTTTAAACAGGTTTTAGATGCTAAAATTTTGCCTGTTAAAAGTAAAACAGCCCTAGCCTACTGGATATCCGAAGGAAAGTTTAAAGAAGGTGAAACTTACAAATGTGCTAAAACAAAACGCTTAATGATTTTAACCAGCGCGCTGGTGCGCTTAAACTATTTATAAAATGGGAACAAAAGGTTTTTGGCTTTCAATGATCTGGGTGGCGTTAGCTGTGCTGCCAATTTATTTTTTAAGAGCATGTGAAATTTATGACGAATACAAACACAAACGCAGAACCAACACACGTAAGTAACATACTTGCTGTGTTTATGCAGCAGCTGGTTGCGAATGGGAATAAATAAAAAAAACAGACTAGATACCTAGCCTGTTAATTTTAAGCATTACTTCTTTAATGCGACTGTTGGTACACCTTCATGTGTTTTAATAGTGCTGGTTGTTGGGTCAAACCATGTTAAATGGGCGTACTGGTTATTGTTGTAAATCTGGTAAATAGTCATGTCGATACTACCTGATTTTAACGTAACAACGTCGCCAATTTTAAATTCATTCATGATAATTATATTTTTTAGTTAAGGTTTTAAATATAATTAAAAAAACCGTTGGTTTTGAAAAAGAAACTTGCTTCGATGCTACAACGGTGCAAATCAATCCACAAAATTCATAACAACGCTTTGTTATGGCTGTTTTCGCGAAAAGGGTGTTTAAGGATTGGGCGCTGCTTTTCACACGTTCTTTGACATATCGAAATTTTTACAACAACAATTTATAATAATCATAAAACAAAATTTTTATGGAAAAATTTATGTTTCAGGACCGAAGTCCTAAAGATCGCGAACAATTGCTTCGCGATAATGCCACAAAGGTAGAAAGCCGCACGTATTTGCGTGCGCTAGATCCTGCCGAAGTTATCGAGCTTCAAAATGCTTACACGCAAAAAGCAATAGAATTATCGGCGGCTGATGATGAATTGAAAATGCATCGCGAAAATTATAAGGCAATAGCTAAACCGTTAAAAGTAGAAATGGCACAAATTATTCAAGGTGTTCGTACCAGCAGCGAAGAGGTTACCGAAGAAGTTTTTCTTTTAGCTGATATGGATGAACAAATGATGTGTTACTACAATCGTTTAGGCGAATTGGTGTACAGCCGACCGCTAATGCAGAACGAAAAACAATACAGTATAACCGATAATTTTAAAGTTGTAAAAAATGGCTAAAGAAATAAACATTTCAGTAGAAAACGGAGTAAAAGAATTGGTGATCCGTAACGGTGAAGCAGTGCCGGTGCATACCGGCAGGGATGTAAATGTTACAAACGTTACAATTTTTTCGCTATTTGAATTTTTGTCGAAAGAAAATGTTTTGTTGTCTATAATTTTAGATTCTGCATTGATTTTTTCGTACGATAATTTAGCAATGCGTTTGGTTTACGGTTTAACAGAACGTCATCCGTACAAATTAAACGGATCTATTCTTTTAAATCCCGATTTGGAAGCGTTCGAAATAAACAAAGGCAAACGATATTCTACTTTTCAATTAGCAGATTTTATCAAAATGAACCGCCATTTATTCGAAAGTAAATCGGTTGCAATGGAATTGGTTTCAACTTTGAAAAACATAAAAGCAACTGTTAACCGTGCTATCGAAGCCAATAAAGACGATCGCGGAAACAAACGCGCGTTGATTGATCAGGTAGTGCAGTCAAACATTCCGGAATCTTTCAATATAGAACTGCCAATTTTTAAAGGGCAGCCAAAAGTTGTTGTTCCGGTTGAAGTTGTTTTGGATGAAGATTTAGAATGTATGCTGGTATCGCCCGATTTAAAACAGATTATTGCCGAAGAAAGCGAACGTTTAATTGGTGGTGAAGTTGAAAAAATCCGTGAACTGCATCCGCAGCTGCGTATTTATCAGGAGTAAAATGGTTTTGTTATGAGTTACACAGGACCACTAACAATGGATGAACGTTTGTTTATCCATTGTTATTACACCACGCTTTCACGGCGCGAAATAGCTGAATATCTGCAAATACCTTTTTGGACTGTAAAAACATATTTGGATAGAAGTAATTTGCGGTTAACTAAACAGCAAATTGCTGCTAAAAACAGCAGAATACACCAGTTAAAAAATAATTCAGCGCAATTTGATGCGTTTATTTTGGCGAATTACGATAAAATTCCTGCTAAAAGAATTGGTTCTATCATTGGTAAAACAGGTGGTTTTGTAACAGACCGCTACAAGTTTTTAAACCTGGTTGTGCCTGCAGAAATAAAAGAAAAATTTAAAGCAGATTCGCTTATTAAAAAAGGATCTGTTCCGCCTAACAAAGGAAAAAAACTATCGGCTGAAATGCGGGCAAAGTTAGAACCAACATTTTTTAAAAAAGGAAACGTGCCTATTAACACAGTGCCTATTGGAACCGAACGCATTACCGATGACGGTTATATTGAAATAAAGGTTGATAATGTACCAATGGTAAAAAACTGGAAGTTAAAACACCGTATTGTTTGGGAACAGCACAACGGAGCAATTCCAAAAGGTTACAACGTGCAGTTTAAAGACGGTAACACGCAAAATGTTGTAATAGATAATTTATACATTATTTCACGAAGCGATCAGTTAAAGAAAAACGGTTACACGCCCGAAGCTTTAGCAAAAAGGTTTTTGAATTTAACGCAGGTTGAAGTTGATTATATGAAAAGTCAAAATCCTGCTTTATTAAACCTTGTGCAAAAACATTACTTGCTTAAACGTGAAATTAAACAACACGAAAATAAATGAATGTTTTAACATTTACCGAAACATTTGCTCCAGGAGTAATGTTTTCTTTTGGTATGAATGTTTTTGAAGTTGAAAAAAGCAAAGTGCTGCACGGTACCCAATTTGTAATTATTACAAAACAAAAAGTTTTTAATATGCTGGGGATTGATGCTGATGCTTTTTTAAAAACTATAAAATTTTTAGACCCCGAAGAAATTAACAGAAAACAGTTGCTTAAAATGCATAATGAAATTGAAAAAACTAAAAATATTATTACACAGATGGAAGATAATAAGTCAATTAGTATCGCTATGGCAGATAAAAAGATCTATCTGCCTAAAGTGTCAAATACAGCAACAGATGTGTTGCAAAATATGTTAGATCAGTTTAATACTGATAAGGTTACGCCTGAGTTGATTGAAAAAACAAAGGCTGTAACTGCCATTACAAAAGAAATGATAAATATTGGTAGGTTGGAACTTGACTATATCAAACTGCAAACCGATAAATCTTAAAGCATGAACGCACCCACTTATTATGCAATAATACCGGCAAATGTTCGGTATTGTAAAGGCTTAAAGGCTAATGCAAAACTGTTGTACGGCGAAATTACGGCTTTGTGTAATAAAGACGGGTTTTGCTGGGCAGAAAACAGCTACTTTGCAGAATTGTACGAAGTTTCGGAAGAAACAATTTCACGATGGATTTCTGATCTAAAAAAGCACAAATTTATTTTTATTTCGGTCGAAAATCAAGGGCGATTTATACGCAAAATATCCCTTGACGAAAAAATCAAAGCCCTTGACGAAATCGTCAAACACCCCTTGACGAAATCGTCAACACCCCTTGACGAAATCGTCAAACATAATAATACATATAATAATACAATTAATAATAAAGCAAACGCGCTCGATTTCTTATCGAAAAATTATCCTTCGGAATATGAAAGTTTGCTGATGAAATATCAGTCAAAAATTTCCGATTTCGAAAAAGCAAAAGAAAGCTTTAACCTAACCTTCGACCTTGAAAATCGGAATTACGATGCCAAAACAATCAACGCACGTGCGCAGCTGTATTTTAACAATTGGTTTACAAACCAGAGTAAATTCCGCCCCGATGTTGCAATAGTTGCAAGCAATCCGGCTAACAAACGTTTTCAAATCTAAAAACTAAAGTTTATGAGCGATTTAAAAAAAGGCTTAATACCACCCCAGGCTGTTGATATTGAAGAAGCGGTGCTGGGCGCGGTGTTGGTAGATAACGCATCGGTTATCGATCTGCTGCATGTAATTAAAACGCCCGATGTTTTTTACAAACCGGCGCACCAAATGGTTTTTGAAGCCATTGCCAGATTATCAAACAAAAACATTCCTGTTGATATTCTTTCGGTTTCGAACGAATTACGGGCGATGAAAAAGCTGGAAGAAGCGGGCGGTGATTTCTATCTGATCAATCTAACCCAAAAAATAGCATCGGCGGCGCATATCGATTATCATGCGCATATTTTAAAGCAGTACTACATCAAACGAAAGATCATCGGGCTGTCTTCCGAAGCTATTCGCTTGGCGTACGATGATGCAGTTGATTCGTTAGAGCTGATGGATTTGATTGATAACGATTTTGTTAAGCTGCACGAAGAAGTTGCATCGGGTAAAACAGATGTTAGCTGGCGCGAAACCTTACAGCAGGTTGCCCGAAATGTTGAAATGCTAACAAACGCAGGCGAAAACGATTTAATTGGTATTGAAACCGGATTTACAAAGCTTAACAAAATGTTTGGCGGTTGGAAGGGTGGCGAATTCATTGTGATTGGTGCACGCCCTGGAATGGGAAAAACAGCGTTTGTTGGCAGCAGTATGATATCGGCAGCGCGTGCGGGTCATGGTGTTGGTTTTATTTCGCTTGAAATGAGTGCGGTGCAGTTAGCTACCCGTGCGGTTGCTTTAAACAGCAGTTTGCACCTAAAGCAGCTAACGCTTAACGGTTTTGAACACAACAAATACTTTGAAACCTTACACCGTGTAACCAGCGAAATGTTTGATTATAACATTCACATAGACGATCGCCCGGCGTTGAATATCAACGAAATTAAACGCAAGGCAAGGTTACTGCACCGTAAGCACGGTATTAAACTGCTTATTGTAGATTATATCCAGCTTAGTGCTGGTGCAGGTAAAGATATTAGAACCGAAACCGGTAAAGTAACGCAGGGTTTGAAAGCTTTGGCAAAGGAACTGGATATCGCTGTGATTGGTTTGGCGCAGTTAAGTCGTGAGGTTGAGAAAACACCTACTAAACGACCTGCGTTGCACCATTTGAAGGAATCGGGCGATATTGAGCAGGATGCTGATATTGTTGCTTTCTTGTACCGTGCAGAATATTACGGGTTGAATATCGATGAAGAGTTGATCGGTCCTGGTGAGAATAGTGAGTTTATCGTTGCAAAGAACCGAAGCGGCGGTTTAGGTACCGTTGGTTTGTGGTACGATGCTAACCGAACAAAGTACATGGATTACGATCCGCTTTCGGGTATGAACGAAAACAAGTTTACTAATGTGCATGTAGATCAACCGTATGTTTATCCGCCTGTACAACCTAACGAGAATGTAGATGGAAGTATATTTTAAAACAATAAGCGATGCCAAAGAAGATACCAACAGTTAAGCGACCTTGGGTGCAAGAACGTAAACCGTTCGAGCGTACCCGCACACACGACGACTTTGATTACAACGCACGCAAGTGGCGCAAGCTACGTGCCTTGCAGTTAGAAAAGTTTCCGTTGTGTAAACACTGCGAAGAAAAAGATCTTGTAACCATTGCTACTGTTGCCGATCACATTACACCGGTAAAGAAAGGCGGCGACGGTTACAGCATGGATAACCTGCAAAGCTTATGCAAAAAGTGCCACGATAGTAAGTCGGCACGAGATAAATAATTTAATAATTAAAACAATGAGAAAAAAGTTTAATAAAGATATTCCTACTGTGTTTACAGAGAATGGATATCACAAAGTAATGTTGCCAACAGGTGAAACGTTACCACATTTAATAAAGACCGAAGTAAAATGTAAAGTTAAAAGCACTGAATTAGCGTTCGTTATCATGGTTGCTAATAAACAAGTTGAAGGTTCGGGTGTTTGTCTTTATCATCTTGAGGCTGACAGAATTGTTTTAACGCTGCCAAATGGTAAACAGATCGGTTTCTTAAACAAAAGCTTTGAACTTGTAAAGGATCGAAAGATTTCGCGCTTAAAGGTAAGGTTAACGCAGGTTAATCTTGCTTCGTGCAAGTGTGTTGCAGCAGATTTATATAATTCTTAAAATGTTAAAATTTTCTTTAACATTTAGGGGTATGGGGTCAATTTTTGAAAGGTTGACCCTAGCGTACATCGCTGTTTAACCAGATTTTTACTCCGTGCTATTTTTTAGGGAGGGGGGTATAAAACATTAATAATTAAATTTTTACCAATGGAAGTTATTCACAATTCGGGTGATGGCTGGAAAGATGCCGAAACGAAAAAAAGTAATAACAACCTTTACGAAATAATAACAAAACTGCCTGCGGCACTTGCTAAGTTTGAACTAACAAAAGACCAAAAGTTTTGGTACAAATATTACGGTGACCAATTGGTAAGCAGTAACAAACTTACCAAAACCGATTTGTTCCATTTGCACCGGTTGGCACAAAGTATTGACTATTACATACAAGCGGAGAAAGAAATTTCTAAACGGGGTTACAACGGCGGTTTGGTGCAAACTTATACAAGCGGTGCGGCAAACGTTTCTGCGCATTGGACCTTACGCGAAAAGTGCTTAAAAGACATTGACGAAATTTCTAAACACTTTGGCTTTAGTTTTAAAGACCGTGCAAAGCTTACGCAGATTAAAGAAGACCCGCAGCAGTTAGATATTTTTAATAACTTTTTTGAAAAACATGGATAGTTTATGAAAACAGTAAAACATCATATTTCTTGTAACATTGAAGGTTTATTAAGAAACTATAAAAACAAAAAAATAGATTTTCTAGAAGATGAAAACGGTGTTGTTTTAAGCGATGCTGAAGCGCGAAAAGAATTAGCCGGATTTCAAAACAAAGGTTACAAGTTAATACCGGGTGATGATTGCGAAGGTTTTGATCCTTTCGGGAATGGTTGCCCAGGGCATGAAATAATTAATCTTTAAAAAATGGCTTATGAAAATTTCAAAACAAGAACGGCAAATAGTATTTGAAAAGTACAACGGTAAATGCGCTTATTGTGGTTGTGAATTAAAAAAAGGTTGGCATGTTGATCACATCGAACCGGTGGTTAGGGATCTTAAAATCGTAAATGGTAAAGTAACTTCTTTACCAACTTGCGAGAAACCTCAAAATCATACTTTAGGAAATTTTAATCCGAGTTGTGCCAGCTGCAATATTTTGAAAAGTTCAGAATCTATCGAGCAGCTTCGAAGAAAGATCGCGCAGTTTGTAAATTCATTAAATCAATATTCAACGCAATACAAGTTTGCTAAAAAATACGGATTGATTAATGAAACGGAAATTGAAGTTAAATTTTACTTTGAAACGCTATGATCCCAACACCCGAAATGCTACAAAGCCCTGCGTTTCAGTATGCGCAAAAGGTGGAAAGCGGTGAAATAAAAACAGGGCGAAAAATAAAGTTGGCGGTTGAACGCTTTTACAAATGGATTGCCGATGCACCGGAAAGCGGTTTTCATCTCGATCACAAAAAAGGCATGTTTATACTGCACTTTTTTTCAACCTTTATAAACCACACCACGGGCGCAATGGCAGGGCAGCCTTTTGTACTGCAGCCGTTTCAGGCGTTTACCATGTACAACCTTTTCGGGTGGATACACACCGAAACCGGAACCCGCCGAATACGCACCGTGTACGACAAACGCGCAAAGAAAAACGGAAAAACAGCCGAAATGGCGGGGCTTGCACTCTACTGCATGAGTTTTGATGTTGAAATGGAAGCACAAATCTACGTAGGTGCAACAAAAGAAGCGCAGGCAAAATTGTGCTGGACCCAGGCACGGCAGTTTATCGAAAGTCCTAAAGCAAACCCGGCGTTAAAAGCAATGGGATTTCGCTGCCTGCAATCCGAAATTCAGTTTAAACGTACCGGCAGCACCATGCGTGCTTTGGGTGGCGACAGTAAAACACAAGACGGTATTAACGCGCATCTTTCAATAATCGACGAATACCACGCGCACGCGTCCGATGCTGTTAAAGAAAATTTGGAATCGTCATCGGTAAACCGTTTGCAGCCTATTACCTATCACATAACAACGGCGGGTGTTAACCTTGCAGGCGTTTGTAAAAACTACGAAGATGCTGTTAACGAAGTTTTGCAAGGCGATAAAACCGACGACCGCCTTTGGATCATGATTCACGATTTAGATGATGGCGATGATTGGATGGACGAAAGCAACTGGTTTAAGGCAAATCCGTTATTGGGTGGCGGTCTAAATTTAGAAGGAATACGGACCGAATTTACCAAGGCGGTAAACCAACCCAGTAAAATGCCCAATTTTAAAACCAAACATTTAAACATGTGGGTTGATGCGCCAACAATTTGGATTCCGCGCGAAATTTGGATGCAAAACAAAGTAGATGAGCTGCCAATGGATAAATTTGAAAAGTTAGGCAGCTTTGCCGGATTAGATTTATCTACTACAACCGATTTAACCGCGTTTGTTGCACTATCGGAACCCGACGAAAACGGCGACCGTTACATTAAGCCTTTTATATTTTGCCCCGAAGATACCGTGCGTGCCAAATCTGAAAACGATGGCGTTGATTACGAAGCGTGGGCTGCAGCCGGTTACATTATAAAAACGCCCGGTGCAACTGCCGATTACGACGAAATTGAAACCTACATTACCGAAAATTACAAGCCGCTAAACGTGCAGCGCATAGAAGCCGACCGCTGGAACTGCGAATTCATGGCGCAAAACCTTGTAAAAAAAGAAATGAATGTATCGTATTTCAGTCAGGCAATAAGTAACATGACATCGCCAACCAAACAGTTTGAAAAACTGGTGTACGACGGTAAAATAAAGCACGACGGTAACCCGGTTTTAACCTGGGCACTATCGGGTTGCGTAATTGTAGAAGATGCTTCGGGCAACGTAAAGGTGCACAAAGGCAAATCTAACTACAACGGTAAGCGTATCGATGCTATAATTGCAGCAATCATGGCGTTGGGCGGATCGCTTTCACCCGATGAACCTACCGATAAGTACGCTACAGAACAAGACGAAATTTATGTATAACCTTTTAATTGAAATAAGATGGAAGAAAAGGAAATTCAGAAAATAAGAGAAAAGTACCCAATTTCGATAGATGAAATAAATACTTACAGTTCTTTTGAACAGATTTTAGGCAAAAACCCGGAAGATTATTCACCTGAAGTAAGAAAACTCCGGTGGGAAAAGAATATGACTGAATTGGCAAAAGAAAATCCCGATTTAGCTGATTATTGGCGTTACGGTAGTGAAGAATCTTGTTCGGGTTGTATCCACAGAGATACATCTGCTAATCATTGGTGTACGCTGCAAGAATTGCCGTGTATGTACAATCCTGTACTAAAAATGTTAGGAATGGCTTGTTACGGTGCTGGTAAAACAATTTCTGTGCAATATGATTTATTTGATAATTAATAAAACTTCCCGATTGTAGCAATCGGCAAAACAAAATGACCTATCAAGAATTAAAAGATTTCTGTAACAGTTTGCCGGAATCAGAATTAAGTAAAAATGTAATTCTTTGGCGTGAAGACGAAGCAATCACAGATATTTCGGCAGAACAGTTGCAAGAAGATCATTACATAGATGTAGATAATAGCGAAGATGGCTGTTTTCCTGCATCGGAATGCAAACATCTGGATCCGGAAACAAAAATTAAAAAAGTGTACGATAAAGGCACGCCAATCTTACACGAAAACTTTTAAAATAAAACAAAATGAATTATAAAAAAGAATTCTTTAAAAAAAACGATGCAAAGTTTTTGCCTTTGGGTTTTAAGAAAATAGAAGATGATCCGATGTTTCATTATAAATACGATTTGATTGAAGATTCGGTGATTAAAGAAAACGAACTTGAAGAAGATGAAGTTCCTTGTTTGCTTGTTGGGAATACCGGTATTAACAGCGGTATTTGTTTATCGGCTGGCGATATGTTTATTTGGATAAACGCTATTGAAACGATTGAGCAAGCTATTGAATGGAGTTCACGAATTACAAATTTTGAACCTAAATAAGCGTAAAAAATGAAAAATCTATTTAAAACAATCATGGTGCTGCTGGTATTGGCAATAGTAATATCGGCAGCTTTAGAAATTAAACGTTATGCGGTAACACCTAAAGAAAAATCACCGCGTGCGGTAAGCGTGCAACCGGCACAGCAAAACCTACACCGAAATTTAGCCTGTGTACGCATACAGCGCAAAGAATTTAACCAAACTAATACACAAAGGGTATGGGTGCGGTTGTAAACATGGCAGATATTAAGGATATGGATATATTGCTGTATTCTAAATGCGGTAATTACAAAGTAAAACCTACCGAACAGCAGCGCGATTACATTTTAAACTTCCTTAAAAACAGCAGTGGTAATGGCGGCAGATTGTAAACACCCAAAACAAGTGAAAATTGTTCTGGAAAGTGTTGTAACCATAGAAAAAACCGTAATTATTTGTGCGGTGTGTAAAAAGTGGCTTTCAGAGCCGGTTATAGAAACTTAATTAAAGTTTTAGTTAAATTCTTACAAAAATCTTTTTAAAAAAGCAAATACTACATTTTAGGCAAAAAGGTGCCAACGACAAAAAGTTTCGTGACTTTTGAAATCGAAATAATAAATACACGAAAAACAGTTACAACCTTAAAAAGCTTAAAAATGAATCAGTTAGAAATTGCCCTAAAAGCAGAAAACGAAAAATTGCAGCAAAAAATACAGCTTATGCAAAGCATTAGCACCCGCGATAAGTTTCATGCCTATTTTTTTAAAATATGCAACAACTACACCACCCGCAAAGATGCTTTTGAATACCTAAATACGCTGTATGCCGAATATTTTGGCAGCGAACTTTTTGCAACCTATGCGGCTTTTAGAATGTACTACAGTAGAAAATCAATTAAAAGATAAAAAAATGAAAAACGAATTAAAAATATTTCTGTTTAACATAGCAATTATACTGCTGTGTGCCGTAACGCTGTTGTTTACATCGTTGCTGTTAGACTGGCGTTTTATTGATGCCTATTTTGCACGCCAAATGGTGGTGTATGCCTTAATGCTGGTACAGGCGTTTGTTTATATGCGAGTTTTTATGTTGTTTAATAAAGTGCGGTTATGAAAAGCGGAATAGAACTTATAGCTGATGAACGTAGACAACAAATTGAAGTTCATGCAAGAACAATTGAGTTGGATCTTAAGTATAATTCAGAAAAACAGTTAAGTGTAGCTGCTAAAAGATTATTAGAGTTTGATCCACGCGAAACTGGTAGACCTTTGTATTGGGATCGGGATATATGGAATAAACTGACTGGAAAAGATTATAAAAAACGTTTAATTATCGCCGGGGCTTTGATTGCTGCCGAAATTGATAGACTACAAAACTTTTAATATATGAAACAAAAAATATACATAGCCGGTAAAGTAACCGGTTTAGAACGTACGGTTGTAGAAAACAACTTTAATACGTTAAAAGAATACTTTACCCAAAAAGGATTTGAAGTTGTAAGCCCGATCGATATAGTTACCGATCCTGCAACCGAATGGAAAGCCGCAATGAAAATCTGCATAGCTGCTTTAATGGATTGTGATTTTATTTACCCGATGAAAAATAGTCGTAATTCAAAAGGTGCGATGTTGGAAATTACAATTGCTAAAGCATTTGGTATAACTTTTATCGATTCTGCTATTGCCGATATTACAAAGTATGTTTCTTATTTAGATAGCGCTAATGTGGTTTTGAATTTAAAATTCGCTGGTAATATGTTTAGTATTTTACGGGCTAACGAAACAGCTTTAAAATTGTTAAATCAGGTTAAAAACAAAACTTCCCACTTGTAGTAAGTGGTTAGGGTAATGAGTAAAGAAGAAAAAGAAAAGTACTTAAAAGATAATGGTTGGTTTACGCTTTGGGCGGATCATTACTGGGTGCATAGTGGTATAATGGCAGGTGCAAATTTAGATTATTGCGGTGTTGATATCGATAGTGCTGTTAAAATACAACAAAAAAGAGATGGTAGTTTTAAAGAATAAAACATAATTCTCACTTTGTAACAAATGTTACACTATTAAAAAAAGCAAGCGGTAATATTGTACAAGATTATTTCGATTTTAAAGGTTGGTATCTTTAGCTATAAGTCTGCTACCGGTTAGCAGACTTATTTTTTAAAAATCTTAAAGGTCGTTAATTGTTGTTGTGTTTTTAATTTGATAAAAAACCGGTGCTTTTCAGTATCGGTTTTTTTATGCCTTAAACTCACTTTGTAACAAATGTTACTTAATTGTTTTATGGTAAACCTATTTTTGAATTTTAAAACTTGTTTAAATCATGAAATAATGATGAAAATTTAGCAAAACGTATCGGTGAACGATATTGGAATTTAGTAATTTTTTAGGCTTTTATAAACCGATGCTTTTCAGTATCGGTTTTTTTTATGCCCTAAACGCACTTTGTAACAGATGTTACACCAAACCATTTTAGCAAAACTACTTTTACACTATAAATAGTAAGGAAATGAGCATATTAAGTAAAATTTTTAGTTTCGGTGCTCAAGACGATACCAGTACTTACAGTCCGTTTTGGGGCTTTGGTGGCGGTAACTCAAAAAGCATTGCAACGGCAAAAACCTCATTAACCTTATCTGCGTTCTTTAACGGTGTGGACCAGCTATCAACCGATATCGCTAAAATGCCCAAAGCAATCTACCGTAAAACCGACCGTGTGCGCGAAAAGTTACACATACACCCGGCAAATTACCTTATTGCAACGGCACCTAACGAAATTATGACAGCTTTTGATTTTTGGCGGGTTATTGTACTGCTTATGCTTTTAAAAGGCGAAGCGTTTGTAAAAATCTACCGAAATGCTACAACCGGCGAAGAAGAGTTCTTTGACATATTAGATAACGAGAAAGTCGATGTAAAAAAAACAGATCATAAACTGATCTATGCCCTTAAGGGCGAACAAATCAACAGTGCAGACATATTGCATTTTAAAGGCTTTACGTTAAATGGTATTCGCGGAATTTCGGTAATAAGCTTTGCGGCGGCAAATTTGGGCGTGCAGTTAGATGCGCACGATTACGGTGCCGAAATGTACAGCAAGCGCGGAATGGGTTACGGTGTTATTGAAAGTGATTCGGAAGTTAAAGACGGTAATAAGAAGTTGATTATTGAAGGATTTAAAGCCCGAATGAACGAACCCGGAGCTTTTCGTGTAGCTGCTTTAGATTTTGGATTAAAATACAAATCTATTGGCATTACACCTGCCGAAGCGCAGTTTTTAGAAACCGGTCGCTTCAGTATTGAAGATATTGCGCGCTGGTTAAACATGCCGGTGCATAAGCTAAAATCTTTAACCAATGCTAATTTCAACACTTTAGAGCAGCAAAACATACAATATGTGGTTGACTGTTTAATGGGTTGGATCGGCAAGATTGAAGCTGAATTAAACCGCAAATTGTTTCCAAAAAATCATCCAACAGATGATTACGTGAAGTTTAACGAAAAAGGTTTTTTACGTGGCGATTTAAAAAGTCAGGCAGAATTTTATACCAAAATGGTATATGCCGGAATTTACGATCGTAACGAAATACGTGAGTTAGAAGACCGAAATCCGCGTGAAGGATTAGACGAGATTTTAACGCCTGTAAACATGGAATTAATGTCACACTTGTTAACAATGAACAAAAAAGAACAAGAAGCAGATGAGTAAAATGATGGTGCGCGATGCGGTTATCCGTGCGATAACCGACGAACAAAAAGAAAAACGGCAGGCTGAATTTGTAATCAGCACCGAAGCCGTTGATACTTACGACACTGTTTTTAAAATTGATGGTTGGGATTTAGAACGCTACAACCGATCGCCTATTGTGTTTTACAACCACAAATCATGGAGCGATGATCCGGACATGATTATCGGAACTTCTGAAGTTCGTGTAGAAGGTAATCAGCTGATTGCTTTACTTACGCTGGAAGAAGGAAACCCGGTTGCCGATACCGTTTGGCGAAAGATACAAAACGGTACGTTGAGAATGGCAAGTATCGGGGCAAATCCGATTGAATGGCGTTGGGGCGATTTTGACAAAGGCGAAAATCCCGATGTAATTTATTTTATCCGTCAAGAATTGTTGGAATGGTCAATTGTTCCGGTAGGATCAAATCCCGATGCGTTAAAACGCAGTGTTGAAAGTTTAGAAGAAATCAGAACTTCTTTAAAAAAGACTGAAGAAAACGAAGAAAAAAAAGTAAGTCGATCAGTGTTTGAACGACAATTAAAAATTAACAAACAAAAGTTTTTGTAAAATGAAAAGAAAGTCTTTACAATTAAAAGAGTTAAGAACTGCTTTGTTAAGAAAACAGCAGGAAACAACCGATAAAGCAAAAGCTGAAAAGCGTGAGTTTACACCCGAAGAGCAGCAGGAATTAGATAATCAGGATGATGAAATTGCCGACCTTGATACGCAGATTGAAACTGCAGAACGTAACGAAGCGCGTGAATTGCGTATGGCATCGTTAACAGCAACATCGGTTGGACAAGGATTTCACGGTGGTGATTTAGGCGAAAGTTCTGAACAGCGCGAAGTGAATAATATTCAAAAACGTTTCTCGTTTAGTAAAGCACTTCGAGAAGCATCGGCTGGTAAGTTGGAAGGTGTTGAAAAAGAAGTAAACGATATGGCTTTGAAGGAAGCTGCAAGTTTGAATTTAGATTTTAAATCAACCGATCGTTCGTTCTCTATTCCTTCGTATATGATGCGTGCAACAACGCAATCGGTAACCGGTGATGCAGGTGCGTTTGGTGGGGCGTTGGTTCCTACCGATATTAGAATGGTTAACGATTTTGTGCCTAAGTTGTTTTTAGAAGATTTGGGTGCTAATTTATTAACAGGTTTAACGGGGAACTTATCGTTACCGATTAATAAAAGTTTTGAATTAGACTGGTTAGACGAAAACGAAGCTGTTACATTAAAAGCCAGTGAGTTTTCAGGACCAACGTTAAAACCTAAAAGAGCGGCAGCGGGTGTAATGATTTCTAACCAATTAATGTTGCAGTCTTCGGTTGATGTGGAAGCGTTAATTATCAACCAGTTTAGAAGTGCTGCGAAAAGAGCGATTGAGCGTGCGGCGATTAACGGTAACGGTCTTAAGCAGCCTTTAGGTTTGTTAAATGTTCCTGGTATCAACCTTTCTGCTGTTACCGCTGCGAAAACGCCGGAGTATGCAGATATTTTGGAATTGAAAGGTTTGGTAAGAGATGCTGATTCAACCGATATTTCTTTAGGTTTCTTGTCTGATAACGTTTTGGCATCGGTGTTAGAAGGTGTTAAAAAAGATGCAGGTTCGGGTCGTTTCTTATTGGAAGAAGGAAAATTGGGAGGAATGAAGCATGTTGCTTCGTCTTTAGTTCCGGAATTAGCAGGCAATCATCCGTTAATCTACGGCGATTGGTCGCAAATGACTGTTGGTCAGTGGGGAGGAGCGCAATTCACGGTTGATCCTTTTACACAGGCTGGTTCGGGTGCAATTGTGGTTTATGTAAACTTATACGCGAACGTAATTATTGCTTTACCAAAAGCATTCGCGGTAAACAAATTCTTAACAGCATAGTATTATGGATAAGAAAGAAAAAGCAAAAGAAACTGTTCAGCCGGAAATTACGGTTGAACAGTTACAAACCGAAAACGGTGCCTTAAAAGATCGTATTACGGAATTAGAAGCAAAAGAACTTTCGGCAACTGAAACTGCAGCTGAAAGAAATACGCTGCTAAACGAAAACCAAGTTTTAAAAGACCGTGTAACTGAATTGGAAACCGAAAACGCTGATCTTAAAACAAAGATCGAAGACTTATCTGCAGAAGAAATTGATTCATCATCATTTCGAAAAGTGGATAAAGACGGTAATGTTAAGATTAAAATTTTACTTGCGCCGGCAGGTAGATGGTTTCTTCCGTACAACGTTGGTCAGGTTGTATCGCACCCTGCTAACCAGGCAGACGAAATGGTTGAACTTAAATACGCCGAATACGTAAAGTAGTTTTTCATAATTATTTAATTTTTATGTTATGGGTTCTTTCGTAAGCAATTGCGAAAGGACCTTTTTAAAAACAAGGGTATGCAAGAAGAAATTATAAAAGAAGAAACCGGCGATGTAGTAGCGCTGGATCTTGTAAAGAAACATCTGCGCATTGAACCCGATTATACCGATGACGATGAACTGATTAAAGTTTATATAGAATCGGCAATAGATCAGGTAGTCAACTTTACCGAACGCCCTTTAGCTTTACAACGCACCGTTTATACAGCCAATAAGTTTGAAGATTTTGTTTTTGAACGCAAAGCGTTAAACGACGAAATTGAGAAAATTGCGTATCAGGAAACTGCTGAAGGTGAAGTGACGGAACTGCCTGATACTTCTTATTCTGTAACGCAGCAAGGTTCTGAATTCTTTAAGGTAGCCTTTAAAGAAAAGCCCGCAACGGTTAGCGTAAAAATCTTTATAAAGCAGGGTTACGATAACGGTACGCTGCCAAAAGTAATTAAACAGGCTATTTTTCTGTTGGTTACCGATGCTTACGAACGCAGGGAAAATAACGCAGCTGTAATTAACAGCAAAGCTAAAAACCTGTTACAACCTTACAGAAAATGGCGGGTGTAAACAAACCTTTCGTTGGTCAGTTAGATCGGCGAATAACGCTTTTTGAACAGGAAACCGTACGAAACGCAATCGGCGAAGAAAAAGAAGTCGATGCCGTGGTTTGTATTCCGTGGGCAAAAGTAGATGAAGTAAGCGGTGGCGAAGATGTTGACGGTAAAGTGTTGCACAGAACACAACGAAGTTTTATTGTAAGGTATCGTGACGATATCAGTGCAAAGAAAAACCAGTTAAAGGTAGATTTTGAAGGCACGCGCTACAACGTAACACATGTAAAGCAAATCGGCAGACGTGAATATCTGGAACTTCAATGTATCGTTTATGAGTAGTTTTAATGTAGAAGTAACCGGATTTAAAGAACTGGTAAACCGTTTAAAGCAAATTGCAGACGATCCGGGAAAACGCCGTGAAGCGTTGGTTATTTTACGACAGATCGCGCAACCAACAATGGTTGTGGCTAAAGATCTAACTCCGGTGAGTAAAGGGCGTGCGTCGTCTAATTTGGCAAGGTACAAGCGGCAAAAAGGCGATAAGCGAATGGTGAGTAAAATACCCGGCAGGTTAAAAAAATCGATCGGGCTTATAACGTCTAAAAACAAAGATAATCCTACAATATTAGTCGGACCAAGGGTGAAAGGTGCTTTTAGCGGTTACGATAAGTCGGGCTGGTACGGGCATTTTGTTCACGACGGGCATAATGTGTACCGTAAAGGTTTTAAACGTGACAGAACGGGAAATCGATTAAGTAAGAAAAAAGGCGATAATTATCTTACCAGGGCACAGTCTAAAAACAGTAAGGGAGCAGTTTCACGAACAAAGGCAAATCCTTTCTTAACGAAAGCTTACGAACGAACCGAAGGGAAAGTAACAGCCGATGCCGAAGCAAAATTTGTAAAATTCGTGCAACGCAGGTTAAACAAACTACAATGATACAGGTAAGCGAATATTTAATAGAAATTTTAAAGAACTACCCGGCGTTAGCTGCGGCGGTTCAAAGCAGGATTTTTCCGCTATTTGCGAATGAAGGTACGCGATTTCCGTTTGCGGTATATGGTTTTGGCGAAGTGTCTTCTGAAACAAAAGATGCCTGTGCCTACAATGTAAACGTGGCTGTTTGGTTTGAACCAAACAATGTAACAGAAGCTTATCAAATGGCTGATGATTTAAAAGAATTAGCGGAAAAAAATCCGTGGGAATTTATCAATACTAATGTTGGTGCTGATGAAGAAAACCGAAAAATATTTAGTGAAATTAATTTTAAAATTATAATGTAAAATGGCAGCAGGTGATCCAATTAAAGGAAAGAACCTTCGTTTGAAGGTTGAGGGTAAAACTGTTTATCATGCTACGGAATGTAGCTGGAGTACGACGAAGGATTTTGAAGAATTTGCTTCGAAAGATACTGTTGGGAAGCGGTCTATTCCCGGTGATTATGAGTTTTCTGCATCAACTGCAGCTTTGATTGTAGAAAAAGCTGCAGGTGCAACGCAAAGTGATATTTACGATCTTTTAGAGCTGTATAAATCTGACACTTTGGTGGAAATAGAGTTTACAACGGATATAGCAGGAACAAAGGTGATCAGCGGTAATTATTACATACAAGCATGTGATATATCAGCTAATAACACTGGTGTAGCAACGGCCAATTGTTCTTTTAGGGGTGATGGCGATTTTTCAATTGAAACCGTAGCGTAATGGAAATAGTTATCAACGAAAAAAAAATCCCGTTGCGCTTTTCGTACTCGTTAATTCGGGCATTGGCAGCTAAATGGAAAATGACTGATTTAGAAGTTGTTTTAAACAAAATTATGAATGCGTTAGCAGCTGCCGAAAAAGATGTTTTTACGGCGATTGATTTAATTGCTGAAATGGTTGTTGAAGCGGCGAAACTAAACGGTATTGAAGTAAGTGCTGATGATGTGGGTGATGTGGTTTTTACCGATCCACAGATTATTACCAGCGTGGTAGAAGCGTTTGTAAACAGTATGCCGAAAATTTCTGCAAGTGATGCAGAAAGCTTAAAAAAAAAGGCGGCGATACAGCAGAAGTAACATTTGATGAATTAGAGGCGTTGGCGCTTGGTGAAATTGGTATAAGTTATAACGATTTCTATGCGTTAACGCCTCGTTCATTTACCAACATTATCAACGGTTTTCGCAATAAGCAGTACACAGAAAGTAAGGAACGCTGGGAGCAGATCCGTTACTTATTTTACGCATCGTTAAAACCGCATTTAAAAGGTAATCCAACTTTGCGAAGTTTGATGCCTTTGCCTTGGGATAACGAAACCGACGATCCTGAAGCAAACGAAACAAAAATTGAAACGCCCGAACAGGCTGCTGCCATTATAAAAAGGCAAGAAGAGTTTTGGGCAGCTATAGATATAAAACGCCAACTTAAGAAATCGAAATCTAAAACAGATTTCGATGGGATTAGCACAGATTAACATTCGCTTTCGGGCGAATTTAGAAGAACTTTCTTCGCAGCTGCAAAATGCTCAGCGCGAAATAAAGAAACAAGGCGAGCAGATGCAGAAGTACGGCAAAACATTAAGTACTTATGTAACCTTGCCGTTACTGGCTGCCGGAACTGCTGCCTTTAGTATGGCTGCCGATTTTGAAGACGCGTTGGGTGCAACCGACCAAACCTTTAAAAAATCGTCTGATGCCGTGCAAAAATGGGCAGAAGGTTTGCCGACCTATTACGGTATTGCCAAAAAAGAAGCGTTAGAATATTCTAACATGATGGGTTCCATGTTGGTAAACATTGGAAACCTAACCGAGCAGGAAGCTGCCAAACAAAGCAGTAAGCTTATAGAACTTGCAGGTGATTTAACCGCAATGTACGGCGGTACTACTGCCGATGCCGTGCGTGCCTTAACCGGTGCGCTGAAAGGCAACAACACCATGTTAGACAACTACGGTATGGCTGCCAACGATGCCATGGTAAAAACGAAAGCCATGGAAATGGGTTTGCTTAAACAAGGGCAAACCATGGATTTGGCAACAAAGCAGGCGGCAACACTGGCGTTGATCTACGAACAATCGGCAGCGGCGCAAGGGCAGGCAGCACGTGAAGCTAATGGTGCCAGCGGATCGATGCGGGCTTTTAAAACCGAACTGCAAAATCTGGGTACCGAATTCGGGCAGGTTTTATTACCGGTTATTACCGAAGCAATCGGTGTTTTAAACGGTTTTATGAAACAGATTGCGGCAACCGACAGCGAGCAAAAAAAATGGATCGTTGGTATTGCGGCGGTCGCAGCGGCAGTTGGTCCGGTGTTGGTGGTTTTTGGTTCGTTCATGGCGGCGGTACCAAACATTATATCCGGATTTAAAACAATACGCACAGCTGTAATTGCAATGAATACCGCGTTTATGGCAAACCCTATTATTGCGGTTACTGCTGCGATTACCGCGTTGGTTGCCGGATCGGTTTTGTTAGATTCCCGTTTATCATCTTTAACCAATGCACAAAAAGAGCTTGACGAAGTAACCAAAAAAGCAACACAATCTATAAGCAGTGAAGTTGCCGAAACCCGTAGATTAGTTGCAATTGCGCAAAACAAAAAGTTAAGCGATGAAGAGCGTACGCGTGCGTTGGATAAGCTTATTGCAAAATCGGGCGAACATTTTGGTAAGTTAAATCTTGAAACCATTGGTACGAATGCGGCTAAAAAAGCAACCGATGCTTATACGGCATCGTTACTTAAAAATGCCCGTATTAAAGCAGCGCAGGAAAAACTTGTTGAAGTACAAAAACGCAAGATTGATTTGGAGCTGGGTGTTAGTGATGAAGCTGATCCGAGTGTTTGGCAAACCATTGGCAGCCGAATTAAAAGTTCGTTTTACCAGGGCGCTACAAATTCTGCCTATTTGCTGGAGCAATGGAAAGCGCAGGCTAAAAATACAAAAGTTGTTAGTGCCGAATTAACAGCTTTAGAAAAAAAGCTGCAGCAAATTATTGGTGTGCAGGATACCGTAACCGAAACGGTAGAAGATTACACACCTGCTGCGACCGGTGCAGCCGAAGCGACCGGGAAATTGAAGAAAGCTGCGGAAGATTTGGGTGTTGTGGGTTCTGAAAAATGGATGCAGGCGCAAATTTCTGCTATGGAAGAACAAAAATCGAAATTAGATGTTACTTCCGAAGCTTATAAAAACCTGGGTGCGCAGATCGATATCTACAAAAACACTTTAGAAGCTATTCAAAACCAAACAAAAGCACCTACGGTAACCGAAGGTTCGGAAGAATGGTACCAGCGCGAAATACAGCTGATGGAAGAGCAGGTTTCTAAATTGGATATGACTACCGAAGCTTACAGGTTGCTATCGCAGCAGATTGCTATCTACAAAAAAACGCTTGAAATGGCGCAAACCATTCCAACGCCTGTAATGCCCGAGCCTGAACAAGGTACGGTTGACTGGTACAATTACCACATTAACAAATTAAAAGAAGCCCGCGATGCTGTTGGTATAACCATTGAAGAATACAAGCGTTTAAGCAACGAAATCAACATTTTAGAAACCACTTTTAAAATGCAGGTTGATGTTGAAGGGATTGATAAAATTGTTGAAACCAAAAAGGAACTGGAAGGAATGCAAACGATTGCTTCGGGAGTTTCGCAAGGTTTAACCGATGCTTTTTCTATTATGAGCGACGGTATTGTTGGTAGTTTGGGCGATGCGGAAAACGGAATGGACCGCTTTAAGCAGGCAATGATTAAAACGGTAATTAAAGTTATTGCTATGGCATTAAGTTCGTCTATCGCCAATGCTATACAAGGTGGTACGCAGTCTGGTGCGGCAACCGGTCCGGGCGCAATTGTGGCAATACCAACAATGATTGCAACGCTGGTTGGTGGTGTAATGGGTGCGTTTGCTGCCATACCAAAATTTGCAGATGGTGGTATTGTATCAGGACCTGTTTTAGGTTTAATGGGCGAATATGCCGGTGCGCGTAACAATCCCGAAGTTATTGCGCCTTTGAACAAACTGAAAGATTTAATACAGCCTTCGGGCGGTGCAACCAACGTAACGGTACAATTAGCCGGTGGCTGGCGTGTGCAGGGTAACGATTTAATTACGGTTTTAGACCGTGTAGAAAAAATTAATCAACGAAAAAGGTAATGGAACAGGTAACCATAAAAATTATAGATACCCAAGACAACCATGTGGTACTAGAGCGTTTTGCACAGCAAGGCGCTCCGGTGCTGTCGTGGAACGGATCAGACGATAACTTTCAGACCATAATGACCAGTGAACTTAACTTTAACATGTTAAGCGACGGTGCACAAGACGGGCGTTACCTGGATTTGTTTACAGGCGACGAAAGTCGTTATATGGTTAAGGTAGAGAAAATATGGTCTTCTGATGAATATCCAGGGTTACAAACGCCGCCTGAATTACTTTGGCAGGGATTTTTACTGCCTGATCAATACAGCGAGCCTTATGAAAACGTGAACTTCTTTGTAAACTTTACCGCTACCGATTGCTTGGGAATTTTAAAAGACCATTTGTTTAACATGCTGCCGTACGATTATAACGAAACCGTTGTGCGTATTATAGCCATGTGTTTAAAGAAAACCAACCTGTACCAGGATATCTACATAAGCGAAGCTTTTAAATTAGAAAGTGTTGAGTGGCGCAATGTGTTTTTAAACTCGGCTAACTTTAGAGGTGAACCCGAACTGGGTGATATGCTAACGGATGTAACCGATTACGACAGCTGTTACGATGTGCTGGATAAGATATTGAAAGCGTTGGGTTCTACGCTTTTTAACTACGGCGGCAACTGGTATATCATTGGTTGGAATAAAAAACATTTGGTGTTAGATTCTTTTAAGGTGTATGATTTTCACGGAAACTACAAAAGTACGCAGCAGCAGGTTAAAGAGTTTCACGGTGCGGCTTATTTTGATGCGCAGCCGTGGGTTTACAGCAATGCGCCGTTAAAAGGAGTTGATTTAAAAGCCGATTTGCAGTTTGAACAAAATGTTTACCAAGATTACAACGCTGTAAGATATAGTGCTTTTAATAATTTGGAATACGATTGCCGACCGTTATGGAATGCCGGGAATTATTTTGATTTGGGTATGGGCGATGCGAATGCAGCGTTTATATTAACACAGTCCGGAATGGTATCGTTACGAAAGCCGAAAGAGCTGACTATTTTTTCGTACAAGTTAAAACCGACGGCAACGGTAAATGCAAATCGTTACATATCGATAAAATCGGCAAATCAAAAATTTGTTTCAAGAAAAGAGCAAGGCGGGTCGGTTTTTTTAGATTTTGAAATTGAAGTTTTTGCCGCCATGCCTTTTGTTGGAACAGCTAACAGCGACGTTATAAAGCAACGGTTTGATGCCGGTAACTATAACAACGCTTTTAGGATAGACATCTATATAGGCGGGGTTTTAAAAGCGTCAACCCGAAAAGAAACCGCGGTTTTTAATAACGAACGATCTATTGATCTATCGTTTACGGGTGGAAATATTATTGAAAGCAGACCGGGCGAAAACTTTAAAACCGGTAACGAAAACGTTATTGCCGGCAAATGGAAAATTAATCTGCTGGAGTACGATGTAGAAGGAAAAATTGATATCCGATTTTACCAGCCACAATTTCCTGCAGGAACTTCTATTGATTTTAACGAAGTATTTGTACGGGCTATTGAAGTTAAAGATTTGCACGGATCGCAAAAGTATTCGTATAATTCACGGGCGATCAACTTTTCAAAAAAAGAAAAAATAGATCTGGATTTTTGGGAAAGTAAAAGCGATTTAACGCATAAAAACTTTAAGGTTAATTACGGTCCGTTTAAAAACTGGCAGTTTGGTAGCGGTAAAACAAACATTGCGTTAACCAACCGGCAGGAAACCGATATTTCTATAATGTACGATTTATCTGCTGCCGATGCGGACTGGCTTACAAAAAACTACGAAGAAGCCGAAATTACCAAAAACGGTGTTACCTATTTTATGAAAGATGTGTTTGGGTTCTTTAATCTGCTGGAAGGCTATTATATGCTGCCGGTTGATGGTAATATAAGCCGTATTGTTTTTAGTAAAAAAATGATCAACAACTTGTTTTACCTGTGGCAGCCTTTTGATGGTTTTGTTATTAAAACGTATAAATACAACGCTGTTTACCTGCAAAACGCAACAGAACCAAACCGCGACCAGTCTTTAAAATGGTTACGCTACGGCAGTAATGTAGTAACCGGTTATGGTTCGGCTTACGGGCGTGCTATGTTAGATGTTAAAGCCGATATGTACACACGTGTTGATACAACCGTAAAAAAAATAGTATCGCCGTTGGATATAGTGCAGTTTAACTGGGTGGTAGAACGGGCTTTTTGGATTAGCAACCTTTCAATGGATTTTAGCAACGGAAAAACAAAAGTAATGCTGTGCGAATGCAGCTACAGAAACGTAAACGACAATGGGATTATCTGATAAATATCAAATTTGGATTAAGGTACCAACCTATACAATTAGTAATCTAAACAGCTACTACGTAACGCCTGGTTATGTAGCAACAGGATATGTTAAGGACTATTAAAAAACAGAACTATGCCATTAATATTAAGAAGTGTAAAACAAACAGAGCTTACCTGGACCGAACTGGACGGTAATTTCACATATCTAAATAACCGGATCGATGCTGTTGAACAGCTGGTTAACGGTAACGAAGTTGTAAAAGTAACGGCGCAAACTTTTTTGCCGGCGCAAGAAGATCAGGCGCGTACCAATATAAAAGCGGCATCGGTACAAGCGTTGATGGATCTGGAAGATCGTTTTAACGATTTAGAAACAATGGGTGTGGTTACCTATGCTGTACAACAACCAACTGCCCAACAACAACAAACCGCACGCGACAACATAGATTCCGTAGGAAATCCAGAAATGCAAGCAACAGCAGTTCCGGATTGGAGCGGTCAGATAACATCACTAATAAACTTTTAATAAGAACGCATTATGAATGATTTCATCACAAGATTATTTGCCGAAATGGCTGAATTGATATCGGTAATATCAACCAAATTAAATTGGCTTTATGCAAATAAGGCTGACACAACCGCTTTAAACGACTTCGTAAAAAAAGACGGATCTGTGCCTATGACGGGACGTTTTGATTTAGCAGATAATCAAGGGGCTTTTTTTACAAATAATTGGATTTTTAAACATGACACTATTTTAGGCGGTTTTAATTTAGTAAGACTAACGGTTTTAGATGGTGTTATCTTCGCTAAAGACAGTAATAATTTTGTGGGAATTCATACTACAGACCCACAAGCGGAATTACACATTAACGGAAATGCAATTGTAGATGATGCCACCGCCAACAACCACGCTGTTAATTTAGGGCAGGTTAATGGGTTTTTAGCGAATAAGTTGGAAGCTAATGATTTAGACGGTTTTGTTTATGATGTTACCTATAACAGCGCAAACCACCAGATAACTTTTTACCAGCAGAACGAACCTAACATCGTTATTGATTTACCTATTGAGCAGTTAATAAAAGGCGTTCAGTTAGTGGGTGATGATTTGGTATTTACGTTTGAAGACGGTTCGACTGTTACCGTGCCTTTAAACACGTTATTGGTAGGTGTAGTAAAATCGGTCAACGGATTAACACCAAACAGCCAAGGTGAGATAATTCTGAATATTACCGATATTCCCGGTTTAAGTAGTGCGCTTGCAGCCAAAGCAAACGTAAACGGAAATAACCTGACTAATATAGCTGATTGGAGAACTAATTTAGGAGTTTATTCTACAACCCAGGTAGATGGTTTTTTAGCTAATAAAGCAAACACAACAGGAACATATTTAGGTTTTATTTCGGGAGACTCAAAACAATGGAATGGACAAAATTACACAAACGTAGAATTACAAGCCGAACCCTATTATTTTTTAGGATATGACGCTGTAAATAACACTTGGAAACCTATTACAAGTCAATATGCTTCAATAGGGTTAAGTAATTATTTAGCTCAAATAGACGGAGGTAATTTAACAAACATTGCTAATTGGCAGAATGTCTTAGGAGTGGGTTCTTGGAATCAATATGATGGCTCAACAACCGCACAAACACCTACTTTTGTATTAATGTATGATAGTAGTGTAAATTTATGGAGACCTGCAGGAGCAAATACTTTAGGTAATTTTTTAAGTTTAGGTAGCTACGCCCAACTTTCACAAGTTTACACACAAGCGCAGGTAAATACATTGCTAAACGATAAGGTTGACAAAGTGGCAGGTAAACAATTAAGCACGGAAGATTATACATCAGCAGAAAAAACAAAGTTAGCCGGTATTGCAGCAGGTGCCGAAGTAAACGTAAATGCCGATTGGAATGCCACAAGTGGAGATGCGCAGATATTAAACAAACCAACAATTCCAAGCGCACCTAACAACGGTACAATAACATATACCGGTGTTGGTTCAATAACGGGAGGCGGAACATCTTCTGCAGATCAATCTAATGACACGGATTACGAATTCGATTTAACCCAGCAAACAAAAGACGAAATACAAGTAGGTATAGATGCAGGTAGTAAAATAGAAAGCTTATTTGGGGGTTTATCAACCTACTTTAAAGACACCGATGTAAGTGGCGGCGGTAACTTCCCAACAAACGAAGCGTTTTTTAATTTGTTCGATCCGGGATCAGCTTCTGTTACCGTAGGTGTAGGAGATCACTCAATAGATGGCGCAAGATTGGTTTTGCAAAGTCATGGCACTAATACAGTTAATTACACCGGTAATTTTATTTATCAAAACAGTGCGGTTGGCACCGTGCCGTTAGAAAATGGAAGAAAAGTTGAATTTGTCTGGAGCGCAGCTGTTGGAAAATATAAAGAGGTGTTAACAACATAATAAAATAACATGCAAGAAATTATATCAAATTTAGTATTCCCAAATCCGGCAATATTGTTTGGATTGGCGCTTTTAGTTCTGTTAGATTTAATAACCGGAATCGTTAAAAGTAAACGAAAAGGTATCGCAACCGCCAGCCAGGGCATGAAGAAAAGCGTACAGAAGCTTACAACGTATCTTTCGTTAATAACGCTGTCGTTGATCCTATCCAATTTGGCTAAAATTACCTACGATTTAGAAAATCATTTAAACGAATTGAATTTAGGAATAAACGCAGTTTGTTTTTGGCTGGTACATTTAGAAGTAAAATCGGTTTTAGAAAATTTAATCATTGCCAATACCGATGAAGACGGAAATCAAAACGAAGTTGCAAAACTTTTAATTCCCATTCATAACGCTTGGATTTTAAAGTTTAAAAACATTAGCGAGTTCAGCTATGTAGAAACCAAAAAAGATTTAGAAAAAAAGATAAAAGCATAGGTTATGAGAACAATTAAATACATTGCTGTGCACTGCACAGCCACAAAACAAAATGCAACTGTTGAAGCTATACGAAATTATTGGAAACGCAATTTAGGCTGGAAACAACCAGGTTATCACATCATAGTTAAACCGAACGGTGATCACGAACGATTAGCGTTAGATGAAACCGTGTGTAATGGTGTAAAAGGTTATAATAGAGAATCGATACATGTTAGCTACATTGGAGGTATAGACGATAATGGCAAAGCATTAGATAATAGAACTGAAGCACAAAAACGGACGCTGTTACAAATTATTTGCGGATTGAAGGCAAAATATCCAAACGCAATTATTCAAGGTCATAGAGATTTTCCAAACGTTGCAAAAGACTGCCCCAGTTTTAATGCAAAAGAAGAATATAAGCATTTATAAAAAAAAGAAAAGCACCTGCCAATAAAGACAGATGCTTTTCCATAACCTTAAAAAAAACACTTATGAGTTATAAATGTACAAAATATTATTTAATATGAAAAACATAATCTTATTATTAACGATCGTTTTCCTGACGTCAGGAATATGTTCATGCCGATCAAAAAAAAGCGCCACAGAATTAAAGCAGACCGAAACCGAAAATGTTTCAGTTACTGATAATTCAACTGTTGCAAAAACAGAAACAGCTGAAGAAAATACCATTTCGAGGACATCCTCGAAATGGTCAGATAAAAGTTTATTTGAAGCGTGGATGGAAATTAAATCTGATGAAGCAACCTTTGAAGATAAATCCGGCAACAAATGGACGTTTAAAAATCCGCAGGTTAACCAAAAATCATCACAGACAAACGATATTGGTAAAACTGAACAAACGGACATCAAAAAAGAAAAGTTAGCTATAGCAGAAGAAAACCAACAAAATAATGTTGCGGCATCAAATAGCCGTCAAATAAAAACCGATTTGCAAAAAACATCATCAAAAGGTAAAGAACCACTTTGGTTGTATGTTGTTGGTGCGGTTCTCGTTGGTGGATTTGGTTATTTAATTTTAAAACGATTTGGATTAGTTTAATTTAAAGAAAGGAGAAAACTATCTATTAAGCGATGCGGAAACGTGTCGCTTTTTTGTTTTAAAAGTTAAATATTATGTTAAAACTAATTTTATATTTGGTCGTTCATTAATAAATGTTTATTTAGAAAAAAAAGTGTTATCTTTATAAAATAATTTAGACAGAAAAAACTCCTTTACAGTCTGAATGTAAAGAAGTTAAAAAGGTCTAAGAAAATTTTTAATAATGGAGAAAAAACCAAAAAAGAAATTTTCATTTGAATCATTTATTAACATAGTAGCGTCATTCGCCAAAATTACATACTATGTAATATTATTCATTTGGAAAACTTGGGTAGATAAATAATAGTAATCTCAATCCCAATTATATATGTGCAATTTATAAAGTTATTTTAATACTGCAAAGTATTTTATGATTTAGTTTAAATTGTAGTGTATCAGAAGTGTACCGGCGGACAATTGTCCGCTTTTTTATTGTCTAAACTTTCTCAATTCCTCTATTTTTTCATAGAATATTTTATCGATCGGGCTTTTGGTGCTTAAATAAGATTTACCTAAACTGGTTAACATCTTTTCTATATCGGTAACAGTGGTGCCGGGAACTAACTCAAACGGAACGGTTAAATTCTTATCTCTTATTTCTTTGAAAGCCTTGATTAAATATTCTTCTTTGTTCATGGTTTGTAGTTTTGCTGCAAAAATACTTTTATTTTATCATTTCCTTAACCCTAAATCCAATCCTGAAACGCTTATTGTTGTGGTACATAAAAAACTCACAATCTAACAAGCTAATTCTACCGAAAATAATCTGCAATCTTTCAGGTCTTATATTCATGTCGAAAAAATCGGTCCACATGGCAATGCAGCGGTTTTTGCTGTCGTTATAACTGTATATAACGTTTAATTCAACCGGCATGCCTTTTTTCCAATCAACAATTTTGTCTTTAATTTCTGGGTTAACCGAGTTAAAATAACGTATAACTGCCCTTGCATCTGTATTTTCGATAAACATACTCAAAACTTTTTGTAAAAGTAGAAAATTAAATTGTGTCGTTTATTTGGTTTTGCTTATCTAAAATCAAATCAGTTAGTTTGGCTTTAATATAGTCATAATCGGGTTTTTCTAAAAAACCTAATGGCGCATAGTCAATATATCTTTTTCTAAAGTTTTCGAACATTTCTTTACTGTGTGCATACTTCAATTCTTTCTTTCGATTACTCAAATACAGTTCTAAATCTTCGTAGGATGTCATTGTTGGTGAATAGGCGAACGACAATAATTCGGGAATACCTTCCAAGAACCAAATTAAAAGTTCGTTGCTATCATCTTCCAATGGCGAAAACGAATAATCATCAACACTATAATTTAAAATAAAATCTGTATCGAACCTTTTATTGAAATCTTCTAAATTTATCGAAATGATATTTATGTTAGATATATGCTCCGATTCAATATCAACGTTGAAATCCAATTGCAAACAAACTATATTTTTTGGCGACTTCAT